TGCCACATCCATTTTATTATAATCTGGTAAATGTTCTAGATATGTATCTGAATAAGGTAAAATTACTACTCTTTCCAATACCGATTTATCCTTGAATGTATCCAAAAATTTCTTTTTCAATTTTGGTGTTAAAAATTCTTTTGTTTTAATAACAAAACGTGCAGTTGGTGCTCTTTGTAAAATCTTTTCCCAAACCCCAATTACCATTTCATTAATTTTATTAAATCTATTAAAGGTACCAAATGTAATATAACCATTCTTAATACAAGGTTGTTCTTTTACAATATCTGGAATATTTTCAATACCCATACTTGGTGTATAAGCTAAAAAGCATCGATCCATAAATACAAACTTTTCTTGATAATATTTCTGACTCTTTTCACTATCACAAAACTTGTCAGTAATTCTATAATCCATTGATTTTACACCACTTGAATTTGGATAACCACAATAACTAATCTGAATAGGAGCTGGTTTTAATACAAATGTATCCAATCTATTATCACCTGTATGAGCTGACATATCAAATAAAATATCTATATTATCTTGTTGAATACGTCGTTTCAAATCTTCATTTGACATATTCTTAACAACTACCCAGTTACATTTTGGAAACAAATCTTCCAATCTAACTACCTTTACTGAATAACAAGTAACGTTAAATAAATCATAATTAATATGATTCAAAATACTATGTAAGAAATAAGATACTGGATGACAAATAAAATCACCTGATACAAAACCGATATTTATCTTTACACCACGCTTAACCAATTCAGTTTTAGAATTACATTTCAAAATATCTTCCTTGATTTTATAATCAGGACAAGATACCTTGTAATCATCAACTACAAGTGGATAAATCTTATTAATAGCCTTGTGAATCCTAGCTATATACATAGGATCTTCTATCAAATGAGATATATAATTAGAGTCTAATAACTTGTTTTGATAAGCCAATGAGAGACGTGGTTTGTATTTTAAAGCCTTGTTATATCCATCAATAGCTCCAACAAAATCACATTCATAACATTTCGCCAAACCCATATTCATATACATACTTGCCACCAACATATCCTTATCAACTGAAATATGTGCACGTTTATAATTTTCAATACCACGCATATAATGCTCAATAGCCTTGTCTGTAATTCTTAATTCAGTATAAACAACACCAATCTGATTATTTACATCAGGATCATTTGGATCAATTTCATAAGCCAAGTTAAAGAAATATAAAGCAGTATCTCTATCTTGAATAGTAAAATACACACTACCTAACCCATTCAAACATTTAATTTTAAATTGTTTCAAAATTAACAAAGCATTTTCATCTTTTACATTTTGTGTTAACAAATCAATAATACCAATTGCCAATTTATAATGATAAACACTGCTATCTAATTTATTTGCACGATGATACATAAAACCAAAATTATAATGCAATTGATAATCACATGGATCTACTACCAAAATTTGATTTAACAATACTAAATTTTCTTCTGCATTTGGACTAAATATTGTCAAATATAAAAATACCAATTTAAACATTTCCATAGCACGTTTATTAAATGGTTCCAATGTCAATACCTTTCTAAGATGCGCTATAGCCATATACAATGTATTTTTCTCAACATCAGTAAAACCATCTCTATTCATATGTAGACCAACTGTTCTTATCAACAATTCACCACTAATATAATAAGTTTCAATGATAGGTTTTTTATGTCTTTGTGATACAAATGGATTTAATTCATCCAAAAATTTAATACAATCTCTTGCAATTTGAATACATTCTACGTATTTTTGATTATCCGTTTTTTTTTCTTTTACTAGAATCTCTTGAGCTTGATTGTATACACTTTTCAATTGTTCAAATCTATTCAAAAAACTTTCAACAGAATCAACTTCTACTGCACTCATTTTATTTTTATAAACTGTAAAGTTTTAAATTAATATTTTTTAACGTAAATTGTTTTTAACTAAATCCTGTTGTCTTATTAAATAAAATTCTCTATCTCCATCAATAAAAATAAACTTGTTATCTATACGACTTTTTAATGTACTTTTATGAATCCCCAACTCTTCAGCTGTTGTTTTTTGAGAATCCCACTCTTTAACTATAATATTTGGTTCATCTTTATAAACTTTACATACTTTATTCTTTTTACATAATGTTGATGTAATACCAGTACCCTTGAGAACATCCTCTTTTATTGTAATACCATACCACCCTAAATATGTAGTCTCTCCTTGATAAAATTTATCTTTAAAAAAATACTTGTCTAAAAATTTACACAAATCAACTATCTTGTGTTTGTTTGGAACTTCTAGATTTCTCACACGACACCACGTTTCATATTTATCCTTTATAGTAGTTCTATTCAACTTTCCTGTTGGTAATTTTACACAACAATCTATTATAAATTTTTCAAAATTATTATGTGACTCTTTAAAATTAAAATTATAAAATGAGTCCTTTAAATTGATTCCTAAAATACAACACATTTCACAATTAAAAATCTTGTTTAACATTTTTTTTGATCGAAATTTAGTCAATAAATATTGTTCAAAATTCTTATGATTGAAAATATTATTTATCTTGCTCCAAATTTTATATTGATAAATCAAGTCTCGTTTAGAACAATATACTAAATCGCCAAATACACACGATTCATTTAAAAATCTATCGAACACAATTTCATCATCATCTTCTGCTTGTAACTGTGGTCTATTTACAGATTCAATATCTGTCTGAACTTCTTTTGTTACAAATTTTATATGATTTTTAATATTAGTGTTAATGATATTGATATTTTTAGTAACGTATTGTAAATGTTCTTCCATTGAATCAAATGTATATTTATCAGTAAACTGTACACAATCTTTTATTGTATCCAAAACAATATTTAATAAATCATCGTTATGTATGTAAAACCATTCTTTTTGTTTTTTAATTTTATACGGATAAAGAACAGAATGTATTACTTTTTCTGATAAAGTAGTATCTTTACTTTGATAAGTCTTTACTATTTCTATCGAATTTGTACTTGAACCACAATTTAAACCAACAAGTCTTTTATTTGGGTCCTCTGCTAAACCAATTTTATAATGACCCGGTTTTGATTTATCACGAACTATATAAATATATCCATTTGTTCTTGCAAACCCTTCTGTTTCTGGTTTATTTTCTAATAATTTTATCATTTCATCTTTTTCTCGTAATTGTTCTTTTAACTGTTTTGATTCGTTAAATATGATATCATCAAGAATATTACCTGCCCATTTTCTAAATTTTTTTGCAACATCTTTTTTACTATTATAAAGTAATCGATAAACACCTTGTGATGTTAAAAATAATGTATCTGGATTCCCACTATTTAATGAGTACGTAGTACGTACTACCTTCTCATCATCGTCAAAATTTACTATACTTGTTCTAATATTAACAATACCTAATACTTTTCCAACATCAGATGCTTTAAAATAGTATACTCGTTTATTATTTATATCTTCGTGTAATATTGATATAGGATTATTTTCAAATGCCCTAACAATACAATTATTATCAGTTTTAATTTCTTCTATCATATATGAGTATATTATGTACCGTATGTTAAATTATTATTTTTTAACGTAACAAGTAATTAAAATAAAATGAATATAATTTAAACATAACATATATTTAATTTAAATGGAAGAATCTCAAGCGACAGATGAAGCAAATAAAAAAAAATTAAGAGCTCGTGTCAAGACATTGATGAAAAAACCACAGCCAGAACAAAGAACACCAGAATGGTATGCGGCGCGTCACACAAGAATTACTGCAAGTGAAGCAGCTAGTTGTTTATACAAATCAAAAAGTACATGCGAAGAATACGTTAAACAATTCAATTTGAAGAATTTTAAATACAAAGATACCGAACCACTTAATCATTACGAAACAAGAGAAGATTATATTATTAAAAAATGCGCTGCGTTTTATGGAGAAAATGTGTTTAAAGATTCTATTTATACATTATGGGGTAAAAAATACGAAGAAGTTGCTAATAGATTATATTGTCAATTATACAATACTACAGTCCACGAATTTGGTCTCATTGCACATTCAAGATTACGATGGTTAGCTGCGAGTCCTGATGGAATTACACCCAATGGTGTAATGTTGGAAATTAAATGTCCAAAAAGTCGTAAGATAAATGAAAAAGAAGTACCCATACACTATTGGTGCCAAACTCAAATACAACTGGAGACATGTGACCTTGATTTTTGTGATTTTTTCGAATGTGAAATTGAAGAATTAAGAACAGAACAAGAATTTCAAGAAAAATTGGTAGGTGAAAAACAAGCAAAAGGAATCATTTTACAAATTCGATGCGACGGAGAACCAAAATTCATTTATCCACCTATCGATATAAACGAAACACAACAATATATAGATTGGAAAAATAATATGTCACAATCAGATAATACATTAATTCCAACATATTTTTTTATATCAAAATATCATAATCAAAGAGTACCAAGAAGTAAAACTTGGTTTGCTAATGTAAAAGATGAAATAAAGAAAACTTGGGAAACGATTATTCACATACAAAAAGATAAGCAAAATTTTGAAGATTACAAAGAATCAATTCATAGAATTAAAAGTAAAGGATTTTATGAAAAATATGACAATACATTCTGTGAAATATACGATGATATATCAACTTTTGTTTTAGAACAAGAAATATCTGAAACACAAGAAATAGAAACACAAGAATTAGATGAAACAAATAAACAAGCTATTTTAGACGAAAAACAAAAAAAAGATGTTATTTGTTTAATTGATTAAAGTTATTATTAAATTATTTTTATATATATTATTATATATAATGAGTAATACACCTAGATTTTATTTAAATCCAATAACAGGAAGACTGATAAAATCTACTGCATCTACTTTTAAAGATTTGAAGAAAAGACGTTTTCGAATAGACAAAGATTCGTGTTTTTATAATACAGCATCTGCTAAAAAATGTATGGAAAGATTATTAAGATTATATCCTAATTTATTTTATCCATCTTCCAATCTAATAGATATACCAAAAACCTTTAAACACGGTAAAGCAAGAGCTTTTATAAAAAATAATAAAAACAAGATTATTGGATATATAGATAAAAAAGGTAAAAAACATAGATTATTTAAACCAATTTATTCAAAAAAGAAATTACCAATTGTATATGACTCATTTAATGTATTACCTATGATTCTTGAAAAACAAAAACCTATTTCATCAGATAATCAACACATTATTGAAAAACAAATTTTAAAATCAGAACCTCTTACAGAATCAGTAAATATATTATTTAATCCATTACAAAATGACTTTATACCCACCAAATCTAACATCTCAGAAGATGAAAAAAAATATATAATAAATACAATTAATCAAGAAATTATACCATCACAATTACCACCAATTTCAATATCATTAAATATATCAGGAATTATCAAAGACCAAGATTATTTAATTGGTATAGTTGATACAAATAATCAAATTAAACGTTTTTCACAACCTATAAAAATTATAAATATATCTAAAAAACAATCTGATAGATTAGAAGTTATACCAGAATCTATCAGCGATTATACTTCCAAAATTGAAGTATCTGAAATACCAGAATCTGTAAGCGAATATAAAGAAACTGAAATACCATCTGAACAAATTTCAGAAACTGTTACATACCAAGAACCTTTGATAACAGAACCTGAAGACTTTATTAGCGAAACTGTTACATACCAAGAACCAGTTACTCAAACAGAAGATCTTGTCAGTGAAACTGTTAGTGAAGCATCCGAAGAACCAGTTACTCAACCAGAAGATCTTGTCAGTGAAACTATCAGTGAAACTATCAGTGAACCTGTTAGTGAAGTATCCGAAGAACCAGTTACTCAAACAGTTATTCAACCAGAAGATCTTGTCAGTGAAACTATCAGTGAAACTATCAGTGAAGCTGTTAGTGAAGTATCCGAAGAACCAGTTACTCAAACAGTTACTCAACCAGAAGATCTTGCTAGTGAAACTATCAGTGAACCTGTTAGTGAAGTATCCGAAGAACCAGTTACTCAAACAGTTACTCAACCAGAAGATCTTGCTAGTGAAACTATCAGTGAACCTGTTAGTGAAGTATCCGAACAACCAGTTACTGAAATTTCAGAAACAGTTACTCAACCAGAAGATCTTGCTAGTGAAACTATATCCGAAGTATCCGAACAACTAGAAGATCTTGCTAGTGAAACTATATCCGAAGTATCCGAAGAACCAGTTACTCAAACAGTTACTCAACCAGAAGATCTTGTCAGTGAAACTATATCCGAAGTATCCGAAGAACCAGTTACTCAAACAGTTACTCAACCAGAAGATCTTGTCAGTGAAGCAGTTACTGAACCAATATTAACTGAACCAGAAATGGTGACTGAACCAATATTAACTGAACCTGAAATGGTGACTAAACCAGAAGAATCTGTTACCGAAGCTGTTACTGAAACTGAACCAATATTAACTGAACCAGAAATGGTGACTGAACCAATATTAACTGAACCTGAACAAGCTATAACTACAAATGAGCAAGATGTTACTGTAAGACCTGAACTAACAGATACAGTTACACAAACATCTTTACCTGAAAAAGTTAGCATAGATACACAAACGATATTACCTGAAATTATTGAAGAATTACCATCTTTACAAATAATGTCACCGGAAGATAAAATTGATCTTGAAAACTATATAAAAACATCACCTATTTTATCAGACAAAGAAACACAAACTATAACGGAACAAATAAAATGTTTAGATGGAGAACAATATGATTTAAATGAGAAAAGGTGTTTGCCTTGTACATATTATGAATTAATATGGGATTCTGAATACAAACAATGCAAACCAATTTTAAAAACAGAATTTTTAAAACAAAAAAAAGAACAAGAAATGATATCTGACATAGTATTGGATGGTTTACAAATAATTTCAGATGATAAACAAAATATAATTGGATATATTGAAAAATAAAATATTTTAAAACATTTAATTTCTATATAAACTATAATAAGAATGGATTCAACATCTATTATAGATTACATAAAAAAAAACTATCCTAAAGTCGTATTTACACCATTCAAATTCAAACAATCAAATGCTATTGCTTTTATTTTATCCGACGATAATTTAGTAATTGGATTTATTAATTCAAATGGAACATTATGTAAATTAATTGAACCAATTGATATTAAGAACTTGACGTCTTCTGATATCAAAACAGCTATCGAAAAAATTCCAACTGTAAAAGGTTTCACAGAAAAAGATAAAACTAGATTACTTCGTATGTTTGAACAAAAAGAAGAAACAATTTCTAAAAAAGACCACGATAAAATAATATATGATTTGGAAACTAAATTAGAAGAAAGGAATAATAATTTAGAAACAGAGTATAAAGCATTATTTGATAGTAAATCAAATGAAATTGTTTTAATTAAAAAGGAATTCGAAGATAAAATACAATCAATTACAGAACAATATGATGATTCTTTAAAACAATTAAACGAATGTCGTCAACAAATAGTTGATCAAAATCAATCAATATTGGATGGCATTAATAAATATAAAGAATCTATAAAAGAATATATTTCATCAAAAGATTTAAAAATAGAAGATTTAGAAAAAATTCATAAACAAGACATTAAAGAAAGAGAGATTTTACAAGAGAAATTAAATAACCTCTTGGAAAATGAAAAAAAATCAATGCAACAATTGTTAGAAAATAAAGATCTTATATCCGATTACGATAGACAATTAGATGAAAAAGATAAAATAGTCAACGAATTAAAAGATTCTATGGAAAATATTAAAAACGAATTGGATATTGCAAATGAAGAATTAAATAAATCTAAATTAGAAACAGAATTATTAAAAGGATATAGAAATCGTTGTAGAGATAAAATATTAAAAGAAAGAGATCAAATTATAAATACTATTAACGAATACAATGACACATGGTTATCTTGGATTGAAAAAGCAGATGTAAATATAAAAGATCAAAAAAAACTTTTAATAGAAGAATTTAACCAAATTAAACAAAATTTAGAAAAAACATTACAAGATAAAATTGAGGAATCTAATTTATCTAATAAAGAAGTGAAACGTTTAAGTCAAAATATAAAAGATATAGAAATGACCCTGCAAAAAACAATAAATGATCAACTTATAGAATTATCTAAAAAAGAAGAGGAATTAAAAGCAAACCAAAATACAATATCTGAATTAACTTTATCAATATCAGAAAAAGACAATGTAATATCAGAAAAAGACAATGTAATATCAGAAAAAGACAATGTAATATCAGAAAAAGACAATGTAATAACAGAAAAAGACAATGCAATATCAGAAAAAGACAATGTAATATCTGATATAGAAAACCAGATATTAGAAAAAGATAAGAAAATATCTGATATAGAAAACCAGATATTAGAAAAAGATAAGAAAATATCCGATATAGAAAGTGAATTATCAGAAAATAAACAAAACTTGTCTAACATAGAAAAAGAGATAATCGAAAGAGATAAATTATTATCAGAAAAAGACGAATTATTATATGAAAAAGATCAGTTAATGATTTCGAAAGAAAGAGCTTGTAAAAATGAAATAGAAGAATCAAATAAACGTATAGAAAAATTACAAAGTGATTTTGATGAAATTAAATTATTATTGGAACAAAATCGTAATACTCCTATTGAAGTAAGTATAGATTATGATAATTGTTATGATGTAATTAAAAACTTTGTTTCATTGAATAATATATTTTATAGAAAACAAGAAATTATCAAAAAATTGGACAATATAATAGAAAATAATTTAGGTAGTTTTAACAATTTAACACCAGAAATGAAACAAACAATAAAAACTGATTATGATACAGTAAAAACAGAAATAACAAAGCATATACAATTTTTAAACCTATCAGAATATATAAATAGTCCTAATTTTGAATATTTAAAATCAAAAACCTCCAGATCTAGAGTACCAGAAAGTTTTTGTAATGATTTAACAAATTTATTAGAGTATTGGAATATGAACAAGTTACTTTATAGGGAACAAGATACACGTTTAACAAATATATATGAAGATTTATCTGGAGCAGTTAGAGTTTACATAAGAGTTAAACCATTATTATCAAATCAAATGAGTAATACGGTTGAAATAAAGTCTGTAGAAAATAAAAAAACACGTGGTTTTATTGTAGACTGTTCAGAGGATAAAAATACAAAATACAAACAAAAAATATATTTTGGAGAGTTTTATGGTATTTTTGAAGAAGATTTTACAAATTTAGATGTATACACAGGTCAGAGAGGATCTGTACCACTAGATAATTCATTAGTTGTAGATACAAATAATATAATAGAATCATCAGAAACAATCAGTCCGGGTTTATACAATACATTTAAACAAGTAGAACAAGGTTATTCAATTGTAATTTTTGGTTATGGAATTTCAGGATCTGGTAAATCATTTACATTACTTGGATCAAGAGGTAACCCAGGCATTTTACATTATGGATTATCAAATTTAAAAAATGTTACAAATATTCGTTTAAAGTATTTATTTGAACAATCATACAATAAAATAAATTTTAACAATAGACAATTATCTGGTATTATATATAATCTAATTAATCAAATCTCTCAATTTAAAGCTTTTTCAGTAGATGAAACTAAGATTTTTGAAAGAGCAATACCTAGTTATATCAATGTTAAAAATTTAAAAGTCGAAGATATTTATGCATTATCAGATATTATAGAAAAATATCGTATAGAAAATAAAAGAATTAAAATGACACCAAACAATCCTTCTTCTAGTAGATCACATTTATACTTGGTATTCGAAATAACATTTGAAAATGGGAAACGTGGTTTTATTACGATAGTAGATACTGCAGGAAGAGAATCTCCTATCGATATATATAATACATTTATAGATACAGATAAAACATCATTACCGAGTGTTATGGCACCACCACCAGTTGGAGGTGTAATTAATATAGAAAAAAATTTATTAGACCAATATAGAGGAGTTTATGATCCAAAAGATGTATTTGAAATATTAAACGAATCTTTTTATGTAAATGAGACACTTAATCATTTAATATATTATTTTAATTTGAAAAATGGTAAGACGATTGATACACCAAAACAAAAATTAGATAAAAGATTTAATGTAATATATCGTATCAAAAACTTTTTTGTACAACCACAACAAGAAGAAAGTGTAATAGATAGTACAAACAATGTACTTATGATACCTATTCTTAAATTTTTAGATAATTTAACCATAAAAGCAATAGAAGAAAATTCAGAAGAAAACAAACAAGAATGGAAACCCACAAAATTTATTACCATTTGCACTGTAAGACAAGAACTAGATTATTGTGACCAAACAGTAGAAACTATGGATTTTGCACAAAGTATAAAAAGTAGCTAATAATTTAAATAATTGAAATTTTTTTCATAAATAAAATAATTATGAAACAAATAAAAATTTTTATTTCAGAAAACGATAAAGAATACGATTTATTAATAGGTCAAAATCAAAAAGAAAATGATTATATTTTAAAAACAAGTAATCAAAATGATACGTGGTTTCATTTGGAAAAAATTAGTGGTCCACATTTTATTTTACAAAATAACGGTGATAAAATACCTAAACGTTATTTAAATCAAATTGCAATATTATTTAAGGATTTTAAAAACAATTTATCAAATAGATATTCTGTTATTTATACAGAGTTAAAAAATGTCAAATTAACAAATACAATCGGTCAAGTTATACCAAAAAATACACGTATTATAAAAATATGATGATAAATAAATATAATTACACATAAACAAATTCTAAATTTAAAACTCCATTTTCAATTGTTAAAATATTATAAGATATACCAAAGATGTACAAATTCATACTAGGATTATTATTACATAATTTTAAAGCCAATGTGATATCATTAAAACGAGACATATTTAAAGAACCAGTTGGTTGATTATCTTCTGGTCGTAAACTAAATGGCATTGTATATATATATTTAATAGGTATAACAGAATGGACATTGTCTGGAAATACAGTTCTATAATAGAATTCTGATAATTTTTCAAATCTATATTTACCATCTAATATCAAAGAAGCTTCATCTATCAATGGCAAATCATCACTAGATTTCGAATAAGAAAAATAATTATTTGTTTGAATATTATTCCTCTCAACTGCAAAAAATATAATTTCTTTACAAGGATGATTAAATTTAATATCACTATTATAGTTACTAGTTACCGAAGGAATAATTTCATCACCATTATATTGCACTTGTTCTATAATAAATTGATGTTTTTGTTCTTGAAATTGTTTTAAAATAACATCATCTAAAAATATATATTCGCTATATAATTCTGAAGTAATAATATCTACAGTACTAGGAGGTGTTACACCATCATAATTTATACATTCTGAAAAAGATCTTAATTTAAAATTTACTTTAATATCTTGTTGATATATACTCAACAAAGGAAGAGCTAAATTATATCTTTTTGTAAACCAAAAATCTAGAGGAATTACTAAATCTACAGGTTTTGTAGCATTTGTATAATTACTAACATATGCATCTGATTTTAATATCATAAAATTCTTACCAAGTGTTTTATTTACATTTGTCAAATCATCCCAAGCATTTAAAAACTGAGGATACAATCTATCAACAATAACACCACCTATTTGTAATTCGATAGGACCATCAAAAATACCATATCCAATTGTATCAGACCAACACGCGTATTTACCACTTGTCTTTACGAGTGCAGGTAAACGAATATGCAAATGGATTTTAGATAATAAATGACCCCTTTTTGGTATTTCACAAGATGATTTTTGACCAAAACTAGCCGATGAATTGAAATTTAACTTGACTGTTTCAGTTGCAAAATTAACATATCTATAATAATTATATTTGAAAATATTAATTTGTGGTTCCTTTGTCAAATATACATCTTGTAAACCAAGAGCTTGCAATTGAAAAATACTTGGTGACATTATATTATAATCATCCAATAAAAAAAATGCGAAATAAAAACAATACACATAGTAAAGTAATAAAAAATTGATTTTTATGATCGGTATTTTAATAATAAAATGATTTCTAATTATTTTATCGTATCAGGAATTGCATCAATTGGGTCAATTGTTGGGGTTAGTATTTGGTCTAATTCTACTTTTACATTAACTTCTATTTACGAATTTTATTGGTTTGTATCAATCACATCACTAATCTTTTCAATTGTAGGATATCTATTACATACATTTCACTTTATTCTTGAAGTAATTGGATCTCAAAATCTTATTTATATTCATTTGGCTTCTATTCTTCTATTTGGTGTTTTATATACACTTTTTTGGCTATCCAGTGCTATTACATTATCTCAAGTTGTAAGACAATGTTCTCTTGTAAAAAATGTGTTTGATTTTAATTGCGATGGAGAAATTGTATCTATGGTATTTGCTTATATTAATTTTGCAATTTGGGGATTAATCCTTTATAAAGGAACTTGCGTATGGTTGGATAGATATATTCATAATTTATTACCTAATAATATTCCATTAAATGATTTAGAAACTCAAAATCAACAAGATACTACTCAAAATCAACAAGATACTACTCAAAATCAACAAGATACTACTCAAAATCAACAAGATACTACTCAAAATCAAGAAGCTGTTACTCAAAATCAACAAGATACTCAAAATGAAACAAAAGTTGAAGAAAGACAAGATGAAGTTTTATCAAGAGAAAATGAATAAATTTTTACTTAAAAATAAATATCTTAATAAGAATTATGGCTTCTAGATTATGCTTAAAGAGATTAAATAAAGAAATTTCAATGTACCAAAAAGAAAATTTTAGTTTTCCAAATTTAATTTTAAGATATAAAGACGATGATATATTGACTTGGTATTTTCTTATACACAGTTTAGATGATACACCTTTTAAAGGAGGTGTTTACTTTGGAAAAGTATTATTAGATAATGAATATCCATTAAAACCTCCAAATTTTATTTTTATTACACCAAATGGAAGATTTGAAACAAATAAAAAAGTATGCACTACATTTTCAGCTTTCCACCAAGAAACATATACAAGTATTTGGAATGTTTTAACAATGATGGAAGGAATGATTTCATTTATGACAGATACGAATACGAATGGTGGAGTTGGTTCTATTAAAACATCAGATGAAGAAAAAAGATCATTAGCAAATAATTCTTTATCTTGGAACAAAAGATATAATTTATTTAATGATATATTTCCTGATATTGATACATTAATAAATAATTTTATTTAAGTATATATATTAAGTTGATTTACATTTAATTAAGTTGATTTACATTTTATTAAGTTGATTTACATTTAATTAAGTTGATTTACATTTAATTAAGTTGATTTACATTTAATTAAGTATATAATTATAATTTATAGACGTCGCTTTCTTGAACGCAATCCAAAATTGGGTTTTGTTAATTTATTTTTCAATTCGATTCTTAAAGCATCTTTATTTGACATTTGTAAAAATGGATTTGTTTGAGTAAATGGATTTGTTTGAGTAAATGGATTTGTTTGATTGATTGGAGTGAATGGGTTTAAAGAATATCCTTCGTTTCCCAAATTCAATTTTGTTATATTATTTATAACAGGTTCTAATTCTTCCATCCAATTAGAGACACTACCATTACTATTAAAATCTACATCAATACAAGTAAAAATATCATTAGCTTGACATTTTTTATAAGATTGTTGTAAATAATTTGTATCTACTGTACAAGATGCATTATCTTTATAAGATACTGTACAAGATGCATTATCTTTATAAGATACTGTAGAGACTGTTTGAATACCAAAATTGTTAGTTTTTTTTTCAGTCATTGTTTCGGCATTTTTTTTTTCACTGACGAAACACAATGGAATTTTACTTAATTCGTACAACACAACACGTTTTGTATCTGTGGAATTCCAAATCCAACCTTTTTCAATATAATTTTCTTCACAAAAAATTTCACAACAATTATCAGACACTATATATCTAATATCTTTTATATTTTCTGGATATTTTCTCTTATATTCAATTTTCAACCAATCATAACATTTTAAAAAAGTATCAGTACCCAATTCAACTAATTCATTACTATATACATAACAAGTATTTTCAATATTATCTTTTATATAAATTAAGTAGTTATTCATTTTATATAATTTTACCTATATAAAATAAATTTACATAATGTACTTGTAAATTACAAAGCTGATTAAAGATTTGATTTTGTAAATTTATAAAAAAATTGAAATACGAATGAGCATCTTGATAATTACTTAGTAGTTCATATGTCTTTTAATAAGTACATTATTCAATTTACAAAAAACGCCAATTCTGAACAAACACATTTATCATTCAATAATGGTAAATATAATGTACCAGATAACAAGTATGATGAATTTTACAAACGTTATTACAATGTAATTTCAGATAAAAACAATGAAGAAAGAGAGTCTTTATATTTAATAGAAAAAGTATATAACTCAAAATTTTCATTTTTTATTGATTTAGATGCACCAAAACGATCTGAATATAAAATATCAGATGAAGATGTATATAATATTATTGATAATACAAAAACAGTTATACAAGAAATGTTTATTGGAAATAATTTAGATGATTTTATTGTTTCAAAAAGAATTACTACAAGAGGATCAAACTATCATATAAACTTTTATAATTTGATTATAAATAATACAATTGCAAAAAAATTAATTAATGAAATTTTACAAAAACAACTATCAGACGATTTAAAAAAATGCATTGATTGTTCAGTTTATAGAACAGGATTAAGAATGCTTGGATCAAAAAAAGTAGAAAAATCTAAAAATGCAGAATTAGAAAAAGATGTTAATGGAGTAGATGCAATTTACAAGATTTATAATCTAGATTCTGGAGAATTTATCGAATTAGAAAATACATCATTTGAAGATTTTTGTAAGACTATAGTAAAAAGAAAATCAAATATTACAATTTCAAATGTAAAAAATACATCCAACCTACCAGAAGAATCTAATCAAAATCGTATTCCAGTAAAAGGAATTAACAATGACAAAATAGAAAACGAAATTAAAAATTTATTATTTGATCTTAAACATAGTTATGAATGTTTATCCAATTTTGATATGACAGTTCAAAGAATCTATGCAAAACAAAACAAATTAGGAATCTTTTGTTATTATATTTCAATTAATGGTAAACATTGTCCATTTAAAAACAGACAACACGAGAGAGATGTCAGTCCTATTTATTTTGAAATTAATATTAACGGTATTCATATGAAATGTCACGATGAAGAATGTAGAAGACGAGTTTACCCTGATTCTGGCTTTCAATTACCAGATAATTTCGATGAAAAATATCCAGAAGTGTATTTAAGTATGTCAACAAAGTATTGGAATTCAGAAGTTACAGTTTCAGATGAAACTAGAAGATTATTAGAAAGTAGTTTGTGTGGATCTCATTATTCTATTGCCAAAGTTATTTTTCAAATCTATAAAGAAAGATTTCGTGTAGATGATATAAAAAATACAGAATGGTATGAATTTGATGGGATTAGATGGAAGAAAAGTCATTTAATCAATATCTTGATTTCAGAAGAACTTCCTAAATATTATAAAAGTATTAAAATAAGTGATACATCATTACAAACTAAAAATTTACAAGATTTTTTAATTAACAATGATAAAATGGATGCAAACAATCGTAATCAAATGGTTGATAATATTATTTACAAATTAGAAAATGTAAGTTTTAAAAATAGCATTATTTCACAAGTAATTTATTTATTTAAAACATACGATAATGATTTTTATACAAATTTAGATTCAACACCACATTTGGTAGGTTTTAAAAATGGTGTATTTGATTTTAATCAAATGTCTTTTAGAGATGGATGTCAAAGTGATTATATTACATTTTCAACTGGATATGATTATATTGATTATGATCCAGAGTGTGAAAATGTAAAAGATATTTATAAATTTTTAGGTCAAATCATTCCAAACAAACGAGTTTTAGAATATACATTAAAAGTACTAGGCAAATCATTAGTAGGAATGCCTGATGAAAGATTTTATATTTGGACAGGTTTATCTGGTGCGAATGGTAAATCAACATTGGTGAATTTTCTTGAACATACTTTAGGAGAATACATCACTGGTGTAGACGTCTCCCTTTTAACAAATAAAAGAGGTAGTTCAAGCAACGCATCACCTGATGTAGTAAGATTACGTGGAAAAAGAATTTTTACATTTCAAGAACCTGAACACGATGACAAGTTAAGAACTGGTATTTTAAAACAATACACTGGAGGAGATACTATCGTAGCAAGAGAATTATTTAAAGCACCCATTTCATTTAAACTTCAAGGAACAATGATCATGTGTTGTAATGATTTACCAACCGTCACATCGATTGATGGAGGTACCTGGAGAAGAATACGTGTGGTGGAATTTAAGTCGAGATTTTGTGAAAATCCAGTAAAAGAAAACGAATTCAAAATTGATCCTAGTATCAAATACAAAATTAAACATTGGCGACCATATTTTATGAGCATTCTAATCCATTGGTATCAAAGATTTTTAGATGAAGGAATGAATGAACCTGATGAAGTAAAGAAAGCAACTGCAAAATACAAGGTTGATAACGACAAGTTCAATGAATTCTTTGATCAAGTATTAGAAGAATGTAATGAATCATTTGAACCAAACAAAATTATTTATAATCACTTTTCTAATTGGTGGTCGAATAATTATCCAAATTCCAGAGTTCCAGATATCAAAGATCTTAGACGTGCTATGAAAATTAAATACGGTAATGAAAAAGAATCCATTATCAATGGATGTATGAATTATGGATTCAATATTAAAATTAAACAATCATTCAATGAAGATTTTGACAACCACTCAGAAGACTTGTAATAATATCCTCCATCTATAATTTCGTAATAAAAATATTCGTTAAAAATTAATTTAAAATACTTTTATTGTATTAATAAAATTATTACAATATGAATAAAATAATTGCTCCTAAAGCTATCAATTTCAAAGAATTAGTTAAAAATTCTAATACAACTCTATCTCTTAATCTTGAAACTAAAATGATTAACATTCTTAATATGGAATTTACAGAAGAAGAACAACAATGGTATATAGCAAATTCATATATCTATATGAATTACCATCCAACAAATGATTACCCAATTAATCTTGAAGACATATTTCATATGATTGGATTTGCTAACAAAGGAAATGCAATGAAAACAATTAAAAATAACTTTACAAAAGATGAAGATTATAAAGTCGTGCTTTTCCATTCGGAAAAGCGCAAAAATGAAGGTGGTTTTAATAATCAAATAATTATTTTCCATACGGAAAAAAATAAATCTAAACAAGAAACACGTGGTAGAAAAGAAGAAACTGTATACGAGATAAACGATTAATAAATGATAGTTTTCTTTTACAATACAAAAAAGGTGTTGATTTTTTGTAATTTTTTTATACTATATATATAATGAACTATAGTATAAAAAGAGAAGAAGTTGATATATATAAACAAAAAAACTCAACGATTAATATACAAGAACAATTTATTAATCTAGATGAAATTGAGTTTGATACTGAAAACGAAGAAAAAAATATATTTATATGGGAACCAATTGATAAAAAATGGTCGAAAAAATTGTTATCAGAATCTTTTTATATAAAAGATTGTTTACCAGATGGAAATTGTCAATTTAGGTCTATAGAAACAGCATTAACAAATTCTGGTTATAAAACAGATCATGAGAAATTAAGAAGATGTATATGTAAATATATAAATAATACAGATAATAATGATTTCTTTAATATTATACAAAATTATCGTTTAGAAAAACAAAATGGAGATTTTGAAGGAGATTGGGATCCTTTTTCTATTAAAAATAAAAGAGATTTTATTAAAGAATTAAAAAAACCAGGTTTTAATTTTCAAGGTGATCACATAACATTATCTTTAATATCAAACGCTGTAAATATAGATATTATTATTTTAGATGATGATCTTAATATTTTTGATTTAAGTAACCCAGATAAATTACATTCTAAATTAATATTATTATTTTTTAATAAAACTAAAAAGCATTATAAAACAATAGGATTAAAATTAAAGAAAAAAGTACACACAATGTTTAAACGTTCAGAACTACCACTTGAAATTATAAGAATTATCGATAAACAAAACTTTTTTTTACACCATATACAAACTATTTGTACTCAAGAAATGAAATGTGGAAAAATAAAATTAAACAAAGTTATATCATTATTACAAGACAAATTACAAAATGATATATCAGAAAAAGATAAGAAAATTATTTTTAAAATTATTAGAAATATTCTAGAAAACGAAAATTATTTTAATACAATGAAATAAAATAATAAACCAAAATCAATCATAGCTACAATGAATAATATTTTAACAATCAAAATACTTATATATATTTTGATCGTCTTTTTTTACTTTTCGATCGTACTTTATAATGTCTATGTACAAAATCTATATCACGTTTTATTTTCAGAGAGGTCTCTGGATGTCTACGTTTATTATAAATACTAATAACATTTAATCTTTTTATGATCTGAGAATAGGTTGCCTTACGCTTACTTAATAATCTTTTTAATAAAGATCTTCTCGTCTTAGCTGACATATCAACGTGATAACCAAATAAACCACCCTTTTCTTTTATAGGTATTCTTACTCTTGACCTTGATCTTTTTCTTGTTGACTTTCTTTTTCTTGTTGACTTTCTTTTTGGCGAACGTTTCTTATATCTACTAGACTTTTTCTTCTTTTTCGAATATAATGATCTTTTCATTTATTTGTTATAATATACACTAATAAAAAATTTTTTTATTAATATATATTAAATATAATGGAAATTACAATTCAACATTTATTATTTTTAGTAGCGATTTTATTTTTAGCAAACTATATATTTCAAAAAAAAGAATCTTTTGAAAATTCATCAGAAACAAATAAAAAAGATAAAGCTTGTGGTCAAGAATCTATAAACTATGGATTTTTACATTATATTTTTAATTCTCCTAAAACACCAGCTAGATAAATTTTATTTAGATATATTATAAAGCAATGTTTATAATAGATTTCAAAACATTTGTTATAATACCATTTATAATATATTTTTTTACGAATAGTATGTCTACATCATTTTATACATTAATATTTACTTTATATTTTATGTATAGTCCAAAAATAGTAATAAAAAACCCAGATCCTAATACATTTTATTCCCCTACATCTGGTATAATAAGATCCATAGATATAAACCAAGATTACACTACAATATCATTATTTTTAAATATATTTGACAACCATACACAATACATACCTATTATGTCTTCTTTAATTGATGTAAAACAAATTAATGGATTATTCTTACCGGCATACGAACAACACGCTATTAACAATACTCGAGTAGAAAATACGTTATACAATTCGACTTTTGGTTTTTCTTATAAAATAACTCAAATTACAGGGTTTTTAACAAGAAGAATTTTCACATTACAAAAAATAAATACATTATTAAACACTGGCGATCGTCTAGGTTTTATATTACTTGGATCTCGTGTAGATATAACTATACCGAGTATTAAAATAAAAAATATTGTTGTAAAAAAGAATCAACATATTAAAGCATTAGAACCATTAGTCATTTTGAAAAACAATTGAAAATAAAATATAATAATTATAAATCAATGTCAAATAAAAAGGATTTAGAAATTTTTTTATTCAAAAACAAATTAAATGAAAAATTATTAATAGATGTATCTTCAGTATTATCATCTAAAACAATAACATATTTATTAAAAGATTTAAATAAACTTTCTGAGAAAGTTTCAGATAGTAAGATGTATGTATTTACAGATGGAGGTTGTATTAGAAACGGGAAACCTGATTGTAAAGCAGGATATTCTGTTTTTTTTACAGAAGATCAAGATTCCATTTATTATGATTTTAATACAACAAAATTAATTATAAAAGAACCAACAAATAATAAGGCAGAATTGTCTGCTATCAAATACGTTTTTACAACAATTTGTGAAAATATAAATCATTTTGAAAATAAAAACATTATCATATGTACGGATAGTATGTATTCAATTAATTGTATACAAAAATGGGCAACTTCCTGGATTAAAAACGATTGGAAAAATTCAAAGGGAGAACCCGTTAAAAATAAATCTATAATTCAAACTATTTTAGAATCAAAAAAATATATTGAAGATCAAAATAAGAACATCAAATTAGATTTTAAACACGTTTTTTCACATACACAAGAACCTAACGATAAATCTTCATTAGAACACTATTTATGGTATGGAAATAATACAGTAGATACAAACATTAAAAAAATATTGAATTAATTTATTTAAAAATAATAAATTAAGATAATTATATAAATTATGTCGTATAATTTTGTCAATATTATTGGTTATGGTTATGTAGGAGGTGCTATTGGACATTTATGCAAAAGTAACAAAATTCCATTTTGTACATATGATGTAATTAAAAAGTCGGAAGAATTGGCAATTCAAAATTTTTCAGATATAAATGAATTAGTGTTGCATTCAGAGAATACGAATAAACACAATGTGTATTTTATTTGCGTACCAACTCCACCAAAGGATGATACAGGAGAATGCGATACAAGTATTGTAGAAAAAGTAATGGGTCAGTTGTATGAAAACAGTAAAAAAGATACATCAGTAATTATTAAATCAACTGTGAAACCTGGTACATCAAGGGGTTTGTATGAAAAATACGGTAACAAACTAAACATTGTATTTTGTCCTGAATTTCTAAAGGAAAAAACATTTCAAGAAGATATGTATAATGCTGAATTTTGTTTATTGGGGACATCAGATAAAAATAAAAATTTAAATCAAGAAGTAGGAGATGTAATGAAAGATTTATATAAACATAAACAAATTGATGTGATTTTTAAAAATTATGAAGAATGCGAATTGTTTAAATATACAATCAATGTTTTTTTGGCAGTGAAAGTTTGGTATTTCAATGAAATAAGTGAAGTATGTGATCGTTTTGGTGTAAAATATGATAATTTAAAAGAACTATTTCATTTGGAACCACGTATAGGAGAATCACATATTGATGTTCCTGGTCACGATGGTTCGTTTGGGTTTGGTGGGAAATGTTTACCAAAAGAAACATCTGCTCTTAAACATTTACAAAAACGTTTGGGATTACCAAATGAAGTATTATCTAGTATTCTAGATAGAAATGACTATTTTAGAAGTAAAAAAGAGTAATTATTTATAATTTTGTTTAAACATAATATTATTTAATGTTTAAATGAAAATCGAATCTTATACTATTATAGATAATGTATTAACATTGCATTTTGATTGTGATTTTAATCAAGTTAGTTATATAAAAATGGAATCTTATTTGGAATCAAAGTCTGGTGATTTAGAATGTGAAGAAATGGAAATAAGGTATTCTAAAAATAGAAATTCATTCAAGACATTTATAAAAGATAATTCCAATACAATAGTTATTTTGATAAAAAAATTTAATAATGAAAATGTATCATATGGATATTATATTAATAAATATATTCAAAAAGACAAAGACCAATTATTAGCAAATGGGTTAGTCGGTATATTAAAAAGTGATACTATAAAAAGAGAAAGTCATACTATAAAACAAGATGAAAAAATATGTCCTATAAAAAATCAAAATATTTTTGCAAAAATTAGAAAGAAAGTGTAACGTATGGAATTACAACGTTTATGTAAGAAAATGAATAATATTAATTCAAGCATAGAAAGGGCATATACAAAAGATATTACATCACTTTTAGAAGATTTATTTTTTGAATACGATATTTGTTACAAAGACACAGATACAAAAGTCCAAAAAGAAATTGTTTTCAGAAAATTTTTGGCAGTTTTTGAAAAACAATACGAGTCAAAAATGTGTATAGGTATATCTAAAAATGGTAATAAATGCTGTAAAACAGCTCAGCAAGATTCTGATTTTTGCAAAGTTCATAAATATTTAGAATTCAGAGGACATTTAGAAAAAAAACAACAAGAAAATATTTTTGTCATTGGCGATACACAAAAATATACACATACGAATACAGAAAATATGAAAAAAAAAGTAGTGGATGGAAGTGTATATTATGTAGATACATCTTTTATATATGATACTAGTACTCTTGAAAGGGTAGGTTATGTAGACGATGATAAATATATCTTGACAGATGATCCGTTTATTTTATCTTTATAAAAGTTATTTAAAAAACATGAATTGGATACATATTATATCATTTCAAATTAATAATTTTTGTAAAATTAGATCAATATTGTTTTCGTATTTTATAAATAATAAACTGCACTACCTAAATACTAACTCTGATTTTTTGTAAGTAGTGTAGTTACTAAACAATAATATTCATAGTACCCATCAAGGGTCACACAATAAAGATTTTTACCACAACACATATAAATTTTACAAAACGATTGGATTTGGTGAACGAAATCACACTTTGTATTTGTTTCTAGATATTATTATGAATTATGTTAATGTTTTTAAAACATATCCTATTTCTTTATTACACGTATAATTAAAATATATTTTGTATTATTTATAAAAATATATTTTGTACGTCACTACACGATACGTAGATTTAATTTGATTCAAGATTTACAATTCTTGCTAACAGATCTTGATATTGTTGTTGTAAAGATGATACTTTTTGTCGTTCTTGTTGCAATTGTCTATCTACTTCTTGAAGTGCTGCTACTGCCACTGTAAATATCGCATCCTTGTTTAATGTATGGAAATCTTTCACTTCTTGACCATATGCAAAATAACTGCTTTCTGATAAAGTTTCTTCTACTGTAAATGAATTCGATGATACAACTGTTTTCAATGTCACAAATACTTCTGTGTCATCCTGTTTATACAAACGAATTCTTCTTGTTGCATTGTCTGATATATCAAATTCCACTGACATTTTATTTTGTAAAGTTAATAATGTATCACCATCAAGATCGCTTACAGACACCTTATCAAATATATTAGGAACAAAATCTGTTATTTTACCAGTTGAATTCTCAAGTACACTACCTACTTGTTGAGCTATAAAACCCCATACAGTTTCATTTGTTCTCTTCAATGTATCTATATACTTGTAACGTTTTGGTTCTATTTGTCGTATGGTTTCTAAAGCAGATGAATCAAGTATGTCTTGTACATTTGTTTTTATTCTTAAATCTGAGTATGCTAAGAGATCTGCTGCCGCAATACAACCAGTAGCATATATACTAAGTGGAGGAGTACCACTACCGTTTCCTGTAAGTGGTTCACTTGCTCCTGATGAAAAATAAGAATATAACGCAATATTAACATTAGTTGTAGATCTATATATGGTTAAGGGAACATGAGGAGAAAAAAGTGTTCCAATACCTATATTACCAGCTGTATTAAATCTCATATTAGGAATATTTAATTCTGAATAACCTATTGATAAATCATTTCCTGAACCCCATGAACCTTTTCCTGCTACCCAATAACTCCCTGAAGTTTCACCTGAATAAAATCCTATTGACGACTCACTATTATACGTACTTGGATACGTTCTAACTGTACCACCCGCACCAGGTCCTTTTATATGCAATGCACACGCTGGTGTGTTACTACTAGCTGTCCCAACAGCTACTTTTCCACCAACTGGCTGTAGATAAATGTGATTACTTGACGAACCTGGATACATTTCTAAATTACCACTCGCATTTGTAAATATATACGAATAATACGAATTGGTTTTTAATTCTAGAACTGCATTATTAGGGTCGTCGATACCTATACGTCCACCATAAACTTGCAATCGATTACTTGGACTAGCCGTACCTATACCAACGTTTCCATTTAAGTTAATTATACCAGCACTAGTTAAATTGATTTTACTTGTACTACTTACAGATCCAGGTGTGTAAATAGAAAGTACATCACCACTAAAACCATTCATATTCCATCCGGTTTCTATCATTTTTGTTGTACCACTAGGCCAACTTGATGCTAATTCAGGACTTGTCCTTATACATTGTCCATACGGAACTCCTATATCTCCACCTACGACGTGAAGTTTAACACTTGGACTTCCTGTACCTATACCCATATTACCACCTGTTACTTGAAAATTTTTATTTATATCAGAAAAAGAAATTTGTCTATTAAATTGTAAACTCATTTATATTTACCAATAAAAAATATATTTGTAAAAATGATAAATTTTAAACCATAAAATTTATAATCTTTGAAAATTTTTTATGCTTTTTATGAAAACCCCCGCCCGCATATATTTTACCCTTTTTATGTTTTTCCTGAAAAAAACCCCCGAATATATTTTACCCTTTTTATGTTTTTTATGAAAACCCCCCCCCGAATATATTATGTAGATACATCTTTTATATATGATACTAGTAATGTAGACGATGATAAATATATCTTGACAGATGATCCGTTTATTTTATCTTTATAAAAAGTTATTTAAAATTAAAAAATATTAAGGTATATAACTACATGCAAATCTTCGTGAAAACATTGACAGGAAAAACAATTACATTAGAAGTTGAATCATCTGACACTATTGAAAACGTAAAAGCTAAAATTCAAGATAAAGAAGGGATTAATAAATAAAAGGAGGGGTCCCGAAAAGCAGTATGCTATAAACATATAGGCTCTGTTTATAGGAAAACATTTGAAGTCCTATATTTAATATACTCAACTGCTAGTAAAATAAATTTGTTTACAAATTGTTTTGCGAGACTTTCAAATTGCGGGAATCTCCTTAGAGTCTTAACTACCATCTTTTCATTGAAAAATGAAAAAGAGACCACGGTTAATAGCCGTACCCAATGGTAAAAATGTTAAGAAAGCTTTTGCGCTTTATTTTTCATTTTGAAAAATTAATTGGACAATCCGCAGCCAAGCTACTAAGTGCTAGTTAGCATATGTAGAAGGTTCAACGACTAAATGGAAGTCGGTAAATAAAGTAATACTTTATTTGCTTAAGATATAGTCTACTCCTTATCGGAAACGATAAGGTATTGGTGTCCTCCTGACCAACAGAGACTGAAATAAGAACGGTCTGAAAAGCAATTGTGTATAACGAAAATAAGAATATGTTATACGAAATCACATTATTGGTTCTTAAATTATTTAATTTAAAAATTTTAATTATAATAAGCTATAATATGTTAATTTGTAAAAAATGTTTAGAAGAAAAAGATGAATCTAGATTTTATTTTAATAAGAAAAGAGGAAGGTTTCAAACAAGTTGGTGTTATGATTGTAAAAATAAAAATAGAAATGAGAAATATATTTCTAAAAAGAAAGAATCGTGTGATTTCATATGTATAAAATGTAATTTACAAAAGGATCAAAGCAGATTTTTCTATAATAAAAAAACTAAACACTACTTGAAAAAATGTTATGATTGTAAGAACAATGAAAGAAATGAGAGACGACGAATAGATTATGAGTTTAGACAAAAAGAACGAGATAGATATAAACAATGGGTAGAGGATAAGGATAGATCTGAATATAATAAAGAATGGTCTAGAAATAACAGAACTCGTATAAATAATAATAAGAAAAACAGACAGAAAAATGTTATACAATGTTATTTAAAAGAATCTATAAGAAGTAGAATAGCTGATTGTTTAAGAAACTATATAAAAGGTTATTATAAAAAAACAAAGGCTTCTTTAAAATATATTGGTTGTGATATAGAAACATATATAAAATGGCTCGAATTTAATTTTGTCGACGATATGTCTTGGTTAAATAGAGGGAATTTATGGCATATAGATCATATTATCCCTTGTGCTTCATTTAATTTATCAAATGAAGATGAAATGTTAAAGTGTTTTCATTGGTCAAATACCTTCCCTCTTTTAAAAGAAAAAAATCTAAAAAAATCGAATAAAATAGATAATGAATATATAGCTTTTACACAAAATCGTGTAAATAAATTTTTAATGTTAAATAATATCCAAAATTGCTAGTAAATAAGTAATTATTTGCGAAACACCTTGATGCGGGGATCTCCTTAGAGCTTTTATTACAAAGATTAATTTGAAAGGATTAATTGGTCAAGAGAAGAACTTGATTAGTAAAAATATAAAAGATTGGACAATCCGCAGACGAGCACCTAAGTCTAATACCTTTGATATGGTGCCGTTTCAACGACTGAACGGGTGTTGGTTATCTATGAGGAACAAGGTATTCTGAGATGGCTTAAGATACAGTCTAGTCCTTTGTGAAAGCAAAGGTATAATCGGATTTTTGCAGGAAAACAACTTGAAGATGGTCGTACTTTATCAGATTACAACATCCAAAAAGAGTCGACTCTACATTTGGTGTTACGACTTAGAGGTGGAAATTAAATTATAATTGAATTTTAATAAAAAACTAGATCATTTTATAGTTTCTTATTGTGCGTATATCTTTTTTGTTTTTTATTTATTTAATAATTAAAATGTTGTTTTATTTAATATACGGTTGTCTTGCGCATATTTCTCTAAGTTTTCCACCATCTAGACGTAATCAATTAAGTAAATATTATTCCGATTCGGGTTTAGTGAATTACAATTTACGTTCTCCTTTAACTGTACCACCTGATTATTTTAGTTTTCCTTGTAAAGGATTTCCAAAAGGACCATCTGTTGCGACTTTTGATTCAAATACGATAAGTATTACATTAGAAGGAACTGCTACACACGGAGGTGGTCATTGTCAAATAGGAGTTTCATATGATGACACAACATTTGTTGTTTTGAAAACTGTTTTAAATAATTGTTTATTAGATTCAATGACATATTCATTTGATTTACCAGAAAATGTATCAAGTGGAAACCTTACTGTTTTTTGGACTTGGATTAATAGAATTGGAAACAGAGAATATTATATGGAATGTTCAGATGTTACTATAAATAATTCAAAACATGACACAAATACAAATATACAAGGAAAGGAACTTTTGGTTGTTAATATAGGAAACAATCCCAAAGTACCAGAATGGGAAATTGGAGCACTTAGTTCAATTGACGGAAGAGATTTACTTGAACAAAGAAAGGATGTTATTATAACAAATTACAATTCAAATAAACCAAAAAAAAGTAAAAAGAGAAAATTTAAAAACAAATATATACCAAATCAAAAAAAACAAAAAACAAAAAGTAAAGAAAAAAGTACTCATCAAGATTGTATTTTAGGAGAAATGCATTGTAACGATTCTGGTTTCGACACTTGTGTATATAACAATTGGATATATAGAAATTGTGCACCTGGTACAAGTTGTAAACAAAATGGAAATAATATATTTTGTGTTTGATATTTTTATTCTATATGTTTATAAAAACGATATTTTCTATTATTATATTGATATTCGTATAATTCTTTTTTCTTTATAATAATACAATTTTGCGCAAATGTAATAGTGGAAATTGAATCAATTATATTCTCATGTATTTGCAAATTCTTAGTCACCATTTCTGTTTCTGTTTTGTTGATAAATTCTTTATTAACTAAATGCAAGACATTTTTGAAGACATTAATAAGATTCAATGGATGATGTTGTCCATAATTTGTTTGATATCCATATAATCCAATTTGTTTCCAATAAGATGTTTCTATATCTTCAATGATATAAATTCCACCTGGTACAACACTTGGAAATAGTGTATTAAATGTTAATATCTGATGTTCTGGTATATGAGAACCATCGTCTAAAATTACATCTAAATTACCTCCTGTTTTTTCCAACACCTTTTGTAAATCATCTGTTTTAGATTGATCACCTTTTATAACATTTATTCTACCATTATTATATTCTGTTTTAATGTCCATCCCATATACGAATGCATTAGGACAATATTCCAACCATAAATTAATACTATGACCACCTTCCACACCTATTTCTAAAATTTTAGAGATATTTCTTTTTATATATTGTGAATAAAATCTATGATAACCGTGATGGTATATTTTATCAGTTCCTACTTTTAAACCAATATTGTAAAAATCAGAATTCATATTATAAATTATAAAAATATATAATATATATTTAATAAACGTTGTATTCGCTTTGTTCATTAGTACATTAACTTTTTAATATTTAACATAAAATATTAAAAATATATTTGTTTTTTAATTAATTATTAAAGTATTCTGGTTTTAAAATTAATTACTGTATGCCAAACCACCCAAATAGAAAGTAGTAAAGGCCTTCGTAAAAAAAAGATAATCAAAAAAACATTCACCAAGATTGTGTGTTAGGAGAAATGCGTTGTAATGGTATCGGTTTTGATACTTGTATATATAATGATTGGATTTTTAGAAATTGTGCTCCTGGTACAAAATGTCAAGAAATTAATCAAAGTATAGTATGCGGATAATAAATAATATAATTAAAATAATAAATATATCAATTTACAAAACTCTTTTTATAGTTTTTTAGTATTAATACGTATTTCGATTAGGTTAATTTTGTTTTAAGTTTTGAAATATATGCTTTTGTTACAGTTTTTGAAAATTGTTTTGAAAATTCTTGACAACACTCTGATAATGAACCAGAAAAGGTCTTTAAATATTTTAATTCTGCATCTGTAAATTTTTTAGATTTTAAAGTTCTTCGTTTTGTATTAGCTATCATACTTTTGTAGTCATCTGTTTGTGTTATAATATCACTTAACCCTACATCCTCTCCATTCCATAATTTACTAACAAGATTACGATTTATATATACATTCCAGTATCTTTTTATATAATCAGATACATCTTGTGTAGTTTTAGACTCGTGTTTCATATGTATCACTTGCAATATCTGTTCATCTTTTAATAAATTAAATTTGTTTGTTATACCATCTATATTTTTAGTCATCTTTTCATATAAAATGTTTGGTTTTGTTTTTCCTCGAATAATATCGGAAATTGTACCTTTAGTAATATTTATACCGAATTTCTGATTGCATCTATCTGCTAATTCTTGATAACCATTGGATTTACCAATATTATCTAAAACAAAATAAATTTGTTCATCTGCAATCTTTCGTTTACTCGATTTATTAGCAAATAATTCTAAATATTCATCATCTTTACACATTGGAACTATCTTTCCAGTATAAATACGAGATATATCACTGACTGTTAATTGTATATTAAATTCTGCATTTAAAATATTACACACTTGTTGTTGAGAAAAAGGTTCTGATTTATAACTTAGAACACGTTTAATTAACGTATCTGTTATAACTTTATCATTAATTTTAGGTAATACAAATACAACATTATTGCTGAATGAAGTTTCATCATATAAATCTAATAACGTTTTTAGTTGATTTCTACAAATTAAATTTTTGACACGTTTATCACACCACTTATTTTTCCAGTTTGTATAAATGTCTTTTACAGATATTAATTCGTTAATATCGTAATTTTTATCAAACTTTGTGGAAAATAGATAACCAAAATAAATACCTCTTTTATTATTATGTAACAAGATGTCTTGTGAAAGATCTAAATGTCTCAATAAATTTTTTAAAAATGTAAATCTATCTATTCTATTATCTTTGGGTATAACTTTCCAAATATTATTGTATTCTTGACATATAGAATATAGTTCATCTGGTATATTTACAGATCCATAACCCTTTGTATAACCAATCATCTTTAAACATGTTAATCTGTCATATTGAATAGATTTCCCATTAATAGATGTTGTTACAATTGCCAACAAAGGTTCGTTGTATTTATTGTAATAATAATCAAACACTTCCTTACTAAATGCCAAACTTGCTATTAATTTACCACCAGTAGTATTAAAGCCAAATGGTTGCAATGGAACACAGCAACTTACGTTTGCTAAATTTCTCAAATATACATTTTTATCTAAAACGCAACTGTTTGTGTTTTGAATATACAAATCTCTTTCACCAAGACTATAAACATCAGAGCTCAAACACATTATACCAATATATTTATCAGATAAATCATCACGGATCAAAATACGTATAGCACGACCTACAACCCCTGTATAAGGTAAGCTTGATACTCGTTTTCTATAATATTGATACATTTGTATTTGATCGTTAGTTTCACAAAATTCTAAATGTGGCTTTATATTTAAATTTGACCAATCAGATGTATTATAAATCTTGTTGTCAAACTTTTTAACAGTTTTTGTTTTTTGTATTTCAACACGTTTACAATGTTTTAATATTTCATCATATGAAAATTTTTGGAATTCAACAAAACAGTTTCTTACATGTTGTTGATGACTTGCTTGATCTTTGAATAAAATATCCTTTGTATTTATATCTACATACTTTTCATCTTTTAATGTTTGTTGGTATTGTTTTCGAAGTTGTAATACATCATCTGTTAATTCTAAATGTAAAGTATCTATATAACCAATAGCAGCTGATATTTGAGTCATTTTATAAATACAAAAAGGTTCGATATCTTGTAAAAATTGAAGGGAATTGTTACCATAAAATGAAATTGAATAATTGTCTATTTTATTGTTATTATTATACATTTCAGCTATTCGTTTTAGAATTTCTATATCAGATTTTTGAGTTATCTTTACACGCAAGGAATCAGAATAAATACCGATTGAACCTTCTGCATCAAACAAACCAGCTATATACTCTTTACATAATCTATTATAAGGTTTTAACTCGGATTTTATTTTAAGTTCTCTGAGTTTAGTATAAATAGTTTTTTTTTCAAAGCTTTTATTTTTAACATTAATTAATGGAAAGAATTTTTTAGCTTCAAGTAATTGTTCATATTTTAGTATGGAATATTGTAACAAATCATCAACTAACGGTTCTATTTGTTTTCCTGCTGCACGTAATTGATATTGAACTCTAGACGTGTCATTTCGTAACCCACTATCATAATGCATAAATGTATATTTTCTTTGAATTGTATCTATCATATTTTTATTTGATTGAGCAAATTTAATTCTTAAAGTATATCCAGAATCTTTTATTTTTTCAACCAATATACAACCATCTCCGTCAAAAAATCCTGATAAATATTTTTTAAAACTTTCAGTAATCATCTTTTTTATTTAATATTCTTAAATAAAATCAATTTTTGTTAATCGTAGAAAATCAAAACTATCCAGGCCATAATTAAATTATTTAATATTTATGGTCTTGATTTAATATAAAACTACTTAATTACTATAAGCTAAGCCGCCCATACCAGCCATAATTCTCAAAACGTTGTAGTTGACAGCAAATACCTTAAGAGCACCATCGACAGCAGATGTAATATGCAATGTGGCGTTATCAATACGAGACATATTGACAGTTCCACTTGGTTGATGTTGTTCTGGGTTCAATGCAAAAGAGTAAACATAGATACCAGTGGAAGGAATAGCAGTGTGGTGTTGATATGGTTGAACCAAATTGAAATAAGCACCATCACGTTCAGAGAAACGATCTTGGCCATTCAATTGCAACTTAGCAGTGGTGACTGTTTGATCACCAGCATCATCAAAAGAAGCTGGTTCATTACCATCCTTATGGATAACCCAAACAAGTTCCTTACATGGATGATTCAATGCAAGTTTACTCTTGTAAGAACCACTTGCAACGGTTTCAGCACCAGTGTATTGCAATTGTTCAATCAAGTATTCATGTTGAACTTGAGCAAATTGACGACGTTCATCAGTATCAAGATAAATATAGTCAACATACAAAGAAGCATCCAAGGATGGTGTAGTTACTGTACCAGTCTTCAAACTATCAAACGAAGCAAAAGTAATGTTAAATTTAACTTCGTGGTATTGCAATGCAATCAATGGCAAAGCCAAACCTGGGTTTCTACAGAACCAGAATTGCAAAGGAATATACATAGTATATTCAGTTGTCTCACCGTTTGTAGTCATTTCTTGGGTATTACCAACCATCTTTTTATAACCAGTATCTTTTTCAGATGTTTGAGTCAATTCATTCCAAATATTCAACCAAGCACCATAATGCTTGTCAATAGTTTGACCACCGATTTCAATAGAAACTTCGTCAATCAAATTATGTCCAAGATATGGGTACCAGTGAGAATCAGCATCAAGAGCACCAACGGTGGCTTGGAGGTATACTTTGTGGATTAAATCACCGTTGCGAGAAACAGTGCAAGAAACCTTGCGACCAAAATCTACAGTTCCATTAAATGTTTGTTCGATTGCTTCAATAGCAAAGTTAGTGTGTCGTCTGTAAACGACCTTGAAAAAAGTAATTTGCTTTAGTACCCTACCTTTCGGTATATTTAATTGAAATAATTATTTCAAGGGAATAGACTATATCTTAAGCGAATATTCGCCCACTACCTTTTAGTCGTTGAACTGCATCCATAGATAAAAATCCTTAGGACTTGGCTGCGTGCTTATCCATTTCAAAAATTTATATAAATTATAAATTCTATCATATATTGCCTTTTTACTATACCTCAGTGTATTCTGAGCCAGTAAATTCTTTCGAATTTACCTTAGTAGCAAATAATTTTACTAGTTGATTGTGATTATATATTAATTGATAATCTATCTTGTCATTTTTTATTAAATTTAAAGTCTTTTCAATCGGTCTAACATTTTTCCAGTTAAAACATTCTTTTACTCCCACTTCATTTGATAAATTAAAAGATGCACAAGGTTTTACGTGATCAATATGCCAATAATCACCGTGATTATCCCAATTCATTTTTTCATCAAATTGATATTCTAACCACATTTTATAAAATTTTATAGAACATCCAATTATTTCTATAGTAGTATTATATTTTTCAGAGTTCTTTAATGCTGTGTAGATTCTACTTTGAATATTAGAATATATTTTAAATTCTATATCATTTTGACGTCTATTTCTAATATAAATAATATGATGTCTATTTCTTACATCTTTATTTTTACTATACCAATCTCTACTTCTTTCACAACATTTTTCTTGATTTTTATAATAATATTTTTTTTTACTATCTACTACTTTATCATAATTATCAGTTCTATATTCTTTTATATTTAATTTTATACAATTTTTACAACTAGTTCTATATTTCTTAGTATCTAAACGATAATAATACTCATTTAATTCTTTTTCTGTATTACAAGTTTTACATATCATTTATATTAAAAAGAATATATATTTAAATTATTTTTTAATATCTTTAGGACGTCGCCGCAATTTGATAGTGTCGCAAATTAATTTGTAAAACAAATATAATTTACTAGCAGCTGTATTTTAAATAGGAATACAAACAGATTTTTCTATAACATATCCTAATAGTTATAGCTGGCTACTTTTCTTCCCCATTTTATTAAGGATTACCTGTAAGGTAAATATCTTGCCTTATTCCTAATATTTCTATTAGGGGTAGAGTACACCTTAAAGATTTTCAGATATGGCTAATATCATCATAAAATCTCAACTTCCGTCTACTCGTTGAACCTTTATCTTATATCTAGCCTATTTTGAATTTAAATATCCATACCAAGATGAAATATAAACATTTTAATTCAATTTTAAAATCAATATAAGATATTTGGCTGCGGATTGTCCAATCCTTAACATTATTACCATTGGCGATGCATTTTTACAACACAACGGTGACTAAAGTCACATACGGCTATTAACCGTGGTCTTCTTATATATCACTATATAAGAATGGTAGTTAAGGCTCTAAGGAGGTTCCCGCAATTTGAAAGTTTCGCAAAAATAACTTTAAAAAGTCATTTTTACTAGCCAGTTATATAATGTAATCGAAATTGATTACACCCATATTATTATACTATTTTCCTCTAAAAGTTAATATGGAACTCTTAGAGTAGCTGACTATTCTCGCCCAAGAATTAAGCGCCATAAGCTACTAATTGCATAAGTCCACCACCCATTTTTTATTGTTTTTATAATATTCAAAAAGAAAAAAAAATTTCATAATTAACCTAATAAATGAATATAAATAATATCATTATATTCATTTTATCTAATATATTCAAAATTAATCTTTTATAATTTATAACCATTTACTCCATTTTCTACTATAAAAATTATCCACAGCTTCTACTTTACCATCGGTATATAGAACAAATTTGTCACCTTTGGTATTTCCTAGATGTTTTCTAAAAATCAATGCAGCATTATCACCATCCCACCAACTACTTTCTATTTGATATTGTCCTAAAGTAATTGTATTAGGGAAGTTACCAGATGTATTTAAATTTTGAGTCTTCTTTTTTAATTCTTCTATTTCTGCCTTGATATCCATACCTCCAACATCCAATTTACCTTGTACATTAAAATTACCATTACCACCCCATTCTTTACCTATAATAACACCATTCTTATTCAATATATATACTAATTCCTCACCGTGAATATGAATTCTTCCTGGTGAATATATTCGTCCATTTGCTGGTAAACTAATACCTACTTTATCATCTGTTTTAGTTGTTGTACCATCCCATTTTTTGTTAGAAATTGTACACAATTCTCCATCTGCGCACCATAATGATCTTGGTCTTAATGTATTTTCAAGACTAGCTATATCAGCTATAGTACCTGCCGGTCCAGTTATTCTTGATTTATAAGTGTTATTTGTAGTTAATGTATCAGCTACTTTATTTAAAAAGTCTTGTCTACCTTGAAGGGCACCTACTATCTGACTTCTAATACTCTCATTTGTTCCTATATAAGTAGCAACACTATTTGATAATTCAGTGGAGCTTTTTGCAATATTTGATCCTAAAGACGTCATAAAAGCATTATTAATTGATAATTTACCAGCAATTTCTTCTGGATCACTTGCTCCATCTTTCCCATCTATTCCATCTTTTCCTGGAAGACCCTGAGGTCCCATTGGACCTGTATCACCTTTAGGCCCCTGAAAACCTCTTGGTCCTTCTGGTCCTTCTGGACCTTCTGGTCCCATTGGTCCTGATTGTCCTTGCCCCATATTTTATATATTAACGAAACAAAAAAAAAATCTTATTTTCTATAAAATATCCAATTAAAAAAATTTTTCGTACTCTGTTTTAATAATAAAGAACTAGATTTATTAATTTTTTCCCACGATAGATCACAATGTGTATCACAATGTGTATCTAATGGATTTCTTATTATATGTTCTTTCATTTTCTCATTTTTTATATATACGTTTTCTCTACAATTGATAATATCACTTATAGTG